GCATGGCGTATCTCTGATGAACTGGCAGCTTAGAGGAGCAGAAAATGCCGACAACTTACATCGTAGACAAGGACGGGAACCAGATCGAGGCTTCCAAGGCTACCGTTCCTTCTGACCGTCACTTTCGCGGTGCGTGGTCTTTAAGCGGAAGCGTCATCAGTGAGGATCTGGCAAAGGCCAAAGAAATCTTCAAGGACAAGATCCGTGAAGTTCGTGCGCCTCTGCTTGAGGCAGAAGATGTCGTATACATGAAGGCACTTGAGGCTGACGATTCGACAGCTAAGTCGAAGTCGGTGGCTAAGAAGAACGAACTCCGTGGCGCTCCGGCAGCGGCAGCGATTACTAACGCAACAAGTATCGCTCAACTGAAGGCCGCATGGGATTCTGACTTGCTGGGCGATTCGCCTTACGCATAAGGAGATAGATGGTGGCATTAACTAAAGTTACAGGACAGGGCATAGATAATGTCACCGTCGATTCTAATGGAAAAGTTGGTATCGGCACGACCTCGCCGCAGGAACTGCTTCACATCAACGACAGCGGCAGTCCCACAATCAGACTTACAAATAGCACTACTGGCACTGGCTCAGGTGATGGTTCTGAGATTATGATTGCTGATGCTGACAACACACTTCGCATCATCAACCACGAAGCTGCTCACATTCGTTTTGACGCGAACAGCTCAGAACGGATGCGCATCGACAGCACTGGCGGCGTGAGAGTTGGCACAACCACTAACATCCTCAACGCAGCGTCGAATGAAAAGATGTCGGTCAAAAACACTGGACAAGGTCATGCGGCATCATTTCAAATAACAAACGTGAGTGGTGGATTTCCTATTCTTTACTTGGATAGTCAAGACACTGCTAATACGAATCAAAACACTATTGCGATACGCAGAGGCAACAGTCAAGTTGGAGGAATTACAACGAATGCTTCAGCTACAGCTTTCAACACAGTCTCAGACCACCGCCTCAAAGAAAATGTAGCCGACATGACTGATGCAATCGCAAGGGTCAAGCAACTTGCACCGAAACGCTTTAACTTTATCGCAGATGCTGACACAACCGTTGATGGTTTTCTTGCCCACGAGGCGCAAACCGTTGTCCCAGAGGCTGTTACTGGCACACACAATGAAGTTGATAGCAATGGCAATGCAGTCATGCAGGGAATTGACCAAGGCAAGCTGGTGCCTCTCTTGACCGCAGCCTTGAAGGAAAGCATTGCAAAAATCGAAACGCTTGAGACAGAGATGACTGCCCTCAAGGCTCGTGTCACG